GAACCTCAAAAACCTCAATCTTAACCTACCAAACGAAACAATCCCGCCGGCTCGCTAGAGCTGACGGGACAAGGAAGGGGCTATTGTGCCCCTGACGCCTTTAGCTTCTCTTCTAAACTCTTCACACGTCCTGCATAGAACTTCACACGACTAGCTAACATCTCAATCGTATTCAAATTCATAACTTGACCTTCAAAAGTAACTTCAGTTAATGCACTAACAGTGACTACAATCTTATCTCGGTAGTACTGTATCTTTTCTGCAACACTGTATTGTTTGTTTTCCATTTTAATTCTCCTTTTTTTGCCCGATGATTCGGGGATATACAAAAAGGGGCACCCCGAAGAAGAGTAAAAAAAATGAGAAAGAAAATTGACAAACAAAATCCCAGTAGCATAATCCCAGTACAACCGCGCTATGCGCAGAAACGGAGAAATCAAATGAAACTAAAAATGTACTCAATCAGAGACGCTAAAGGAGAAGTCTATAACGTCCCATTCTTTCAGAAAACTCACGGAGAAGCAGAACGCAACTTCACTGAACTAGTACGAGACGAGAAATCTATGATCTCAAAATACCCGGACGACTACGACTTATACTATCTTGGTCAATACGACGACAATTCTGGACTTGTTGAACCACTAGATACACCCGAACATGTTCAGAAAGCAGCTCATCTAAAACCTAGAGCAAGTATACAATAACGCAACCGGGCCTAAATCACTTACTTGTTGTATTTAGGCCCGCTCGGACTAATATCTTAAACAAAGGAGTTAAAATGAAACGGAAACGCATGTCAAAACACAGCTCAAAAAGAGACTTCAAGAAAAAAACCGGCGTACACAAATTAAACAACCTAAATCCCCGCTCATTCCGCGGCGGCATCCGGTTATAAAAAAAAAGGAGACATGCAATGCGCTGCACATCCCCTAGACCCGTAGGCTTCCTTGCCGACGGTAAGACCATTACCTGGTCCTCTAAGCAATTTAGCAGAGAATATGCAACATTCCAATTACCCTGTGGAAAATGTATTGAATGTCGCTTGGAACAATCACGGGAAAAAGCCACAAGATGTGTTCATGAAGCAAAAATGTATGACAAAAATTCATTTTTAACCCTCACTTATGACGACGACCATTTACCAGAAAACGGAAAACTTATATACAACGACTTCCAACTCTTTATCGGCAGACTCAGAAAACAAGCCTTCAGAAATCACCTCAAAAAAATTAATTTAACAATTGAGACCTATAATGAGATGAATCAAAAAGATCGTAAACGAATCTATGATCAAATAATCACACCATTCATCGTAACTGGAGAATATGGCGAAAAACTAAAACGACCTCATTGGCACGCTATAATGTTCAACTGGGAACCAGAAGACGGAAAACACAAATACACCAGTGAACTCAGTCATAAAGTATACGAATCAGAAACCCTTACTAAACTATGGGGCAAAGGTATCGCCGAATACGGCAGTGTTACTTTCGATTCAGCAGCTTATGTATGTAGATACTCAGCTAAAAAATTAGTCCACGGAAACGATCAAGATCATGACTTTCAACCAATTCACAAAATGAGCTCAAAACACGCTATCGGCAAAAAATTCCTTGAAAAATACTATCCCGACATATTTAATCATGGCTACGTAGTACTACAAAACGGTCAAAAAATAGCAATTCCACGATACTACGAAAAATGGCTCAAAAAACATCATCCCGACGAATGGGAAAGTTACATCATGAAACTAAAATCTGATCGTGAAATAAAAGCAATAAAACAAGTAAATAAAGAAAAGGAGAAATCTAAAGAAATCCTTATAGCACGAGGCTTAAAAGGACACGAGCAAACTCGCAATTCAATGCGCAAAATTATCAACAATCAAAAATTCAAAACACTAATGAAATATCTTAAAGGAGACATCTAATGCAATTAGGCAATCGCAAATCTCAACACAGTTTCGCACAAATACCTTCAGTAAACATTCCTAGATCTAAATTCAATCGATCATTCACTGTAAAAGACACTATGTACTTCGATGATCTAGTACCCATCTATCTTGACGAAGTATTACCTGGAGACACTTACAACGTATCACTCTCAGTCTTCGCACGACTAGCTACTCAAGCAGTACCTATCATGGACAACATGTACATCGACTATTTCTTTTTCTTCGTTCCAAACCGCTTAGTTTTCGACCGCTGGGAAAAACTAAACGGAGCACAAGACAACCCTGCAGACTCTACAGACATCATCATGCCAATCATGACACCAGGAGCTGCATTTACAATCAACTCTATCTACGACCATTTCGGTCTACCTACAGGAGTTGCAAACGTACCTATCGCTAACACTCTTCCATTCAGAGGATATTATCTAATCTGGAACGAATGGTTCCGCGACCAAAACTTACAAAACTCACTAACTGTACCTACAGACAATGGACCTGACGTACAAGGTGACTTCACATTACAAAAACGAAACAAAGTTCACGACTACTTCACATCATGTCTACCATGGCCACAAAAAGGCGACGCCGTAGAATTACCTCTTGGTACATCTGCACCTGTTATTGGTATCGGTAAAAACAACGCTACATTTCCAACAGCTGGCGCTACAAACATGCGTGAAACTGGCGGCATCTTAGCTACTTACGCTAACTCAGCAGAAATCGACGGAACTACTGCAAATGGATCCTTCTATATCAAAGAAGACCCATCAAACACTGGATATCCACTTATTACTGCAGACTTATCATCAGCAACAGCAGCAACTATTAACCAACTTCGACAAGCATTCTCGATGCAATCATTATTCGAACTCGACGCTCGCGGAGGAACACGTTATGTCGAAATACTTAGAGCACATTTCGGAGTTATATCACCAGACTTCAGACTACAAAGACCAGAGTATCTTGGCGGTGGTCAGACTCGAATTAATTCTCATCCAGTTGCTCAAACTTCCGAAACAGATACCTCTCCACAAGCAACTCTTGCGGCTTATGCTACTTCTAGCGGTCAAGGTATCGGTTTCTCTAAATCGTTCGTTGAACACGGATACATCATTGGTCTTGCATGCGCACGAGCTGATATTACCTACCAACAAGGACTTAACAGATTATGGTCACGCTCAACCCGCTATGACTTCTATTGGCCAAAACTTTCTGAACTAGGAGAACAAGAAGTATTAAACCAAGAAATTTATGTCCAAGGCGCATCAGCAGACACAAGCGTCTTCGGTTATCAAGAACGCTACTCAGAATACCGCTACAAACCATCTGAAATCAGAGGACAATTCCGCTCAACAGCAGCAACCTCACTAGATGTATGGCACTTAGCTGAAGAATTCGGCTCACTTCCAGCACTTAATTCTACATTTATCAGACAAAACACTCCTATCGACAGAGCTATTGTCGTTACAGATGAACCAGACTTACTAATGGACATGTGGTTCTCACAAACCTGTGCTCGACCTATGCCTGTATACTCTACACCTGCAACACTAGGACGCTTCTAATGGCAGACGAACAATCATCAGCATTACAAGGAGCTGGAGGAGGCGCAGCCTCCGGCTCTGCATTCGGACCATGGGGAGCACTTATCGGCGCTGGTATAGGCGCTGCAGGCTCTATATTCGGTGCTCAAGAAACTAACGCTGCTAACCGCGGCAATCAGGACAAACAAAATCGCTTCAACAGAAAAATGGCTGAAACTGCACATCAACGAGAAGTAAAAGATCTCAGAGCTGCAGGTCTTAACCCAATTTTATCTGCCAACGGCGGTTCTACTGTCGCTAGCACTCAACCAATCGCTGCTCAAAATGAAATCGGACCTGGAGTTACATCTGCACTAGATGCACTTAGACTCCGAAAAGAAATCAAAGCAGTAGACTCACAAACAGACTTAAACGAAATGCAAGGAAAAACAGCAGCTGCAATCGCAAACCGCGAAGCATCTTCTGCAAAACAAATCGAGAAACAAACTCAAGTTCTCGAAACCCAAATGAAAGCAATTAAAGCACGAGCAGAAGCAGACGAAAAAGGAGCAAAATATGACTCCCAATTCTCAGACGTAGACGCTTACGGCAAACGCTTACAAATGGGTCTTGGAATTACTAATTCAGCTAAAGACCTAGTAAATCCTTGGAAAAATGTATTACCTAAAGGCTATGACAAAACTAAAACCGGTGAAATCTTCAGAAAATCTGA